GTGCCTTCATCAACTGCTATTACACAAATTCAAACTACAGTACAAGAAAGAGGAGATGCTATAGCTATTATAGATTTGGTTCCATATAATGCTCAAATAGGTACTGTAACTTCAACAGTATCATCATATAATACACCATATGTAGCTACTTATTGGCCTTGGTTAAAAACACTTGACCCTAATACAGCTAATCAAGTGTGGGTTCCCGCTTCAACAATGATTCCTAGTGTATATGCTTTCAACGATAGAGTTGCTGCACCTTGGTTTGCACCAGCTGGTATAAACAGAGGTATTTTACCAACTGTTATTCAAGCTGAACGCATTTTAACTCAAGGAAATAGAGATACTTTATATCAATCAAATGTAAACCCAATATCAACTTTTCCGGGTGCGGGTATTGTAGTATTTGGTCAAAAAACACTACAAAAGAAAAAAAGCGCATTAGATCGTGTAAATGTAAGACGTTTACTAATTGAATTAAAAAATTATATATCCCAAGTAGCGGATACATTTGTATTTGAACAAAACGATGCAAATACACGAAGTGAATTATTAGCAATAATTAATCCTTATTTATCATCTATTCAACAACAACAAGGTTTAACTAGTTTTAAAGTAATCATGGATGAATCAAATAATCCACCATCTGTTGTAGACCAAAACCAATTAGTTGGGCAAATTTATTTACAACCTACTAGAACAACAGAATTTATCCTTTTAGATTTTAATATACTTCCAACAGGAGCAATTTTCCCTGCTTAAAAATATATTTTTTAAAAAATTTACAATATTTATAATAAAAAATAAACAATGGCAAATTTCACAGTATCCCCAGGTGTAACAACTAATGAATTAGATCAAACATTTTTAACAGGACAACCTGTACAAGCAGGAGCTGCTATTATAGGCCCAACAGTTAAAGGTCCTTTTGAAGTACCAACATTAGTAACTTCATATTCACAATATACATCATTATTTGGAGATTCATTTGTAAGTGGAGGAATAAATTATTCATATTTAACCTCAATTGCAGCATATAATTACTTTAATTATGGAGGATCTTCATTATTAGTAGCTAGAGTAGCAAGTGGATCATTTACTTCTGCAACATCTACTTTAATTCCAACTGGTTCATCAGGACCAGCTACGGGTTTATCTCCATTTGTTTTAGAAACAATTTCACAAGGAATTACTATGAATAGCTCCGGATCAGAAACATCTGGATCTTTAGATAATGGCTCAAAAGATAACATACGATTTGAAATTACTAATGCAAATACAGGATCAGGTACATTTAATGTATTAATTAGACAAGGAGATGACACACCAAATAGCAAAAACATACTTGAGTCATTTACTAATGTTAATCTAGACCCTAATTCAGACCGTTTTATTTCTTCAGTAATTGGTGATCAAAAATTAGCATATAATAACACAAATGTTCAAATGGAATTATCTGGAAGTTATCCAAATATTTCAAGATATGTACGAGTTAAATCTGTTAACTACCCAACACCAAATTATTTAAATTCAAACGGAACAGTTTCAAATGCCTTATATACAGGATCTTTACCATCAAATGGAAGTGGCTCTTTTAGTGGAGCTACAGGTACAGTTTCATCAACTATATCCGCATCAATGTATGAATTAATAGATACAGTAACTCAAGGATTAGCAGCATCAGATTATGATAAAATGGTTGCTTTATTTGGAAATAAAGAAGCATACCAATTTAATTTACTATTTACCCCAGGTCTATTAAACAACAAACATACCTCAACAGTATCTACAATTATTTCAAATACTCAAGATAGAGGAGATAATTTATATGTGCTAGATTTAATTGATTTTAGTGGCACAGTTGCATCTACTATAACGCAAGCTCAAACCAGAAACACATCATATGCTGCTTCGTATTGGCCTTGGGTTCGTATAGCTGATCCTGCAACAGGAAAACAAGTATGGGTACCTGCTTCAACAGTAGTTCCTGGAGTATATGCTTTCAATGATAAAGTATCTGCACCTTGGTTTGCACCAGCAGGAATAAATCGTGGTGGATTAACTACAGTATTACAAGCTCAATTTAAATTAACTCAAGCTAATAAAGATTCATTATATAGTAATAATATTAATCCATTAGCTACATTACCTAAAAATGGTGTTGTAGTATTTGGACAAAAAACATTACAAAAACAAGCATCTGCTCTTGATCGTGTAAACGTAAGACGTTTGATGATTGAAATGAAGAATTATATTCGTCAAATTGCTGATACAATAGTATTTGAACAAAATACAATAGCAACAAGAAATTCATTTGTAGGAAGAGTAACTCCATTTTTAGAAGGCATCCAACAAAAACAAGGGTTATATGCTTATAAAATAATAATGGATGATTCAAATAATGGACCCGCAGTAATTGATCAAAATCAATTAGTAGGTCAAATTTATATTCAACCAACTAGAACAGCAGAATTTATTTCATTGGATTTTATCTTATTACCAACAGGAGCTGAATTTCCTGGATAAAAAATTAAATTATTAAATATTTATAATAAAACAAAATTAAAATAAAAACAAAATGGCAATCTTAAATCCGAACGAAATATTTTTCACCGCGTTTGAACCAAAACAATCTAATCGCTTTATCCTTTATATGGATGGTATTCCATCATTTTTAGTAAAAGGAGTAGGAGGGATAAATGTAGCTCAAACAGCAGTTGCTCTTAACCACATTAACGTTCAACGTTATGTAAAAGGAAAAACTATTTGGGGTGCAATTTCAATGACTTTATTTGAATCTATCACACCATCTGGAGCACAAGCTGTAATGGAATGGATACGTTTAGGTCACGAATCTGTAACTGGTAGAGATGGTTATTCTGATTTCTATAAAAAAGATTTAACATTTAATGTACTTGGCCCTGTTGGAGATATCGTTTCAGAATGGATAATCAAAGGAGCAGTAGTAACAAGTGCTAACTTTGGAGATTATAACTGGGATGATGATGGAACAATAGTAAATATTGCTTTAGAAGTACAGCCAGATTATTGTATCTTAAACTACTAAAATTAAAATTAAAAATAATTATATAAGCTTCAACGTTTTCGTTGGAGCTTTTATTTTTTTATTATATATTGTCACATAAACACGTTAATTAAACTATATCTACCCATATTTATAACATATATCATAACATGAAATTAGATAATTTACGTGCGCTAATAAAAGAAACATTAAACCATCGTTTAACTGAAGAATATCAAGATAAGTTTAAAATGATAGGTATGCTTATTACCAACATTGACTTAAGACCACAAAAAGAAATATACTCAGATATCCGTTCTATCCCAGGTATTACAGTTATATCATCTAAAGAACCTTTAGAATTTAGTCAACAAGACCAATCTAAATTTCAAGCTTTAATGACTGTTAAAGTAGATGGACATCCTTGGATTGCAAAAGGTGGATTTGATAGATCAAGAATGCTAGAAATACGCAAAGAAATATTAAAAGTAGAAGGAGTTTTATCATTTAATGTAAATCCTGATAATATTACTACTTTTTAATATATGTATATAAGACAAATAAAGTTATATTAAATAAAAATTATGGACGAAAAATTTAAATTACCAACAGAAACCATTGAATTACCCTCTAAAGGTTTACTTTACCCTGAAGATTCTGAATTAGCAAAAGGAACTCTTGAAATGAAATATATGACCGCTAAGGAAGAGGATATTTTAACAAATCAATCATACATTAGAAATGGTACCGTTTTAGATAAGTTAATGAAATCATTAATTGTTTCTAAAATTGAATTTGATGATTTACTAATTGGAGATAAAAACGCTATAATGATCTCAGCTCGTATTCTAGGATACGGATCAGAATATTCATTTGAATATAACGGTGAAACTCAAACAATAGATTTATCTTCTTTAGAAAATAAACCACTTAAAGAAGAATTATTTGCAAATCGTGTAAATGAATTTGAATTTACTTTACCACACTCAAAAAACTTAGTTACATTTAGACTTTTAACACATAAAGACGAACAAGATATTAGTCGTGAGTTAGAAGGACTTAAAAAAATTAATAAAGATTCTTCAACTGAACTATCAACACGTTTGAAATATCTAATTACTTCTGTAGAGGGAAGTAGGGAAAAAAAAGATATACGAGATTTTGTAGAAAATTATTTCTTAGCCAAAGACTCACGGGCACTAAGAGAATATATTAAAGAAATTCAACCAGATGTTGATTTAACTTTTTTTCCCGACAGCGGGAGCGACAGAACTAGCATCCCAATTGGGGTTAGCTTTTTTTGGCCTGATATCTGATAATATTGCTCTTACTAGAGCATCTTTATTTTCTCAAATACATCAAATAGTTTTTCACGGAAACGGAGGATATGATTGGCATACTGTTTACAATATGCCAATTTGGCTTCGCCGTTTTACTTTCAATGAAATTAAAAAACATTTTGAAGAGGAAAATGAAGCTATACAAAAACAATCTAAAGGAAAAAACTCAAATTCAAAAACTGTAATTGACTCAGACGGTAAAGTTAAACTTCCCGGTTTACTTCAAAAACCCTCAAATAGCAAAAAACCTGTTAAATACGGTTAAAAATGTTAATATTTAATATTTATAACAAAATATATTATGAGTATAAAGGATAATTTAGATGAAGCTCAAAAGAAAGTTAAAGAACTTCAAGACCAACTTAGAGACATTACCCTTGAGCCTTCAGCAATAATTGATATTAGTAATCTTACAAAGGCTAATAACGCTATTAATACTTTAACCAAAGCCGTAACAGCAGCTAAAAAAGAAGCTTCTGATTTAGAAAAAGGATTTAAAGGAGTATTTGATAATGTTACTGAGATAGTTAAAGAATTACAAAATGGGAATAATGCTGCAAGTTTATCTACAAAATCTTTTAAAAGTATTCAAGATATTACCCAAAAACTTAAATACGATCAACAAGATATTAGTAAATTAAATATAGATCAACTTAAAAGTTTACAGAAAAAACTTGCTACAAATCAACAAGAAATTCGAGATCAAGCTAAACTAATAGAAAAAAAATATGAAGAAAATGGTCTTGATGCTACTAGACTTTCATTAGGTGCAAACGGAAAAGAATTATCTAAAACACAACTTAAAAATAAAGCATCAAGTTTAGGTTTAAGTGTTCAAGAACTTAAAAATGAACAAGCAATAGCTATAGCAGCTAAAGAAAACTTTAAAATTTTTGAAGACACTAATGATCTTTTAGATAAACGAATTCAAAAAGAAAAAGAAATTAATAGAACTATGGGCCTTACTAAAGTTGCTTTAGAAGGACTAGGAAAAATACCAATAGTAGGACCCTTACTTGATGTTAATAAAGCATTAGATGCTGCTAGAGAAAAAGCAGAAGATAATAAAGGAGCATTAGCATCAATGAGTGCGGCTATGGGAAGCATGGGTAAAAGTTTATTCTCTAGTTTAGGAGATCCATTAGTTGTAATAGGACTTTTAATAAAAGGTTTTAAAATGTTTTTAGATATAGGATTTGCTGCTGATAAACAAATTACAGATTTATCTAAATCTATGGCTGTTTCTCACGAAGAAGCAGCAGCTACTAGAGATAGAATGATAGAAATACAAAATTCTGGAAAAGATATATTCATGACGACCAAAAACCAAGTTGAGGCCCAAATGGAATTAGCTAGCGCAATGGGAGCAACTCGCGGTTTTACCGAACAACAAATTGCAGATCAAGTTTTATTAACTAAAAAAATGGGTTTAACAGCTGAAGAAGCTGGGGGTATCCAAATGCTAGCAGCATCTAATGGGATGACTGCTAAAAATGTTACTAATTCTATTATAAAACAAACATCAGCCCTTGCAAAACAAACCGGAATCCAATTAGATAATAAACAAATAGTCCAAGAAGTAGCTAAAGTTTCAGGACAATTACGTTTACAATATGCTAACAATCCTAAACTAATAGCAAAAGCTGTAGTTGAAACTAAAAAATTAGGTATTAATATGGAAATAGCAGCTAATGCTGCTAAAGGATTACTCCAATTTGAAGACTCAATTGAAAATGAACTTTCAGCAGAACTATTAACTGGAAAAGCTTTAAACTTAGAAAGAGCTAGAGGTTTAGCTTTAAATGGTGATTCAGTAGGAGCAGCAAAAGAAATGCTAGCCCAAGTAGGATCAGCAGCAGACTTTCAAAATATGAATGTAATCCAACAAGAAGCTATTGCAAAAGCTGTTGGAATGAGTACAGATGATTTAGCTAACTCTTTAGTTACTCAAGAAAATTTAAAAAAATTAGGAGATGAAACAAGAAACCAAATAGAAGAAAAAATTAAAGCTGCAAAAGCTTTAGGTACAGTAGAAGGAGATAATCAAGCTAGACAATTAGAAGCTTCAATAGGTAGTGAAGAGCAAGCACAAAAAGCTTTAGAAGCAGTTGATGCTCAACAAACATTTAACCAATCTATAGAAAAATTAAAATCAATGTTTACTTCTATAGTTGAAGGACCTGCTGGAGATTTTGCTAAATTTCTCTCAGAAAATGTTGCAGCTGCTACAACAATGTTAGGTCTCTTTATAGCTATAAAAGGAGTATTATTAGCATCTAGTGTTATTACTGCTGCATCAATAATTCTCTCAAAAAGAAAAGAAAAAATTGAATCAGATACAGCAAAAAAAGAGATTGTAGGTAGTTCCTTTAAAATGGCTAGTGGATTGGGGATTCTTGGAATTGCAATTGTTGCTGGCCTTATTGGAGCTGGAATAGCATATTTAGCAATGAATAAAGGAGGTGAAGTACCCGGCACTAATACTACAACCGATTCAATCCCTGCTATGCTTACTTCAGGAGAATATGTTATTCCAAATTCTAATGGAAAAACAGGAACTGAAAAGTATAATGAAATGATTTCTTCAAAACCCCCTGCAATGTTTAATGAGGGAGGCAAGGTATCTATTAATCCTAATAAAGGAAATTTAACCCCATCTGTACCTTCAGATAATAAAGGCAACAACCAAGATTTAACCTCACTTATTCCAGCTATAAATGGTTTACAAAATAATATTAAATCCTTAATTCAAATTCATGTAGATTTTTTAAAAGAATTAAAATTAATACTTACTCCAACAATTAAAATACCTACAAAAGAAACACCTATAAAAAATGAAATTTCATCTTTAGTAAAAAACCCATCTAATGAAATAATACCAACAAAAGAAACATCTCTAAAAAAAGAAATAACACCTTCAGATTTATTAAATATTTTAACTCCTTTTTCATCAATGCTTAAGGTTGGATCTTTATTATTATCTAAATCAATTGAAACAAAAAATAATTCAATTAAACCTATAGAAAATAACTCAATTGAATCAAAACAAACAAATATAGATCAAAATGTTGTTAAACCTATAGAAGATAATACAACTGCTTCAAAACAAAATAATATAGATCAAAATGTAAATAAATCTACCACTTTTAGTTTATTTAATTTTCAAAATGATTCACCTAAAAATGATACTGGAGTTATTCAAGCTATAAATGGACTACGAAGTGATCTTAAAGCTTTAGCATCTAGACCTATTCACACATCAGTTCAACTTAATGGCAAAGAATTAGCTACAATGCAAGGAAAGTACCCAAATGAAGCAGGTGATGCAAATGGACAAGTTGCTTACCAAATGTCTTAAAATTACAAAAAAATATAATATTTATAATAAAACATCAACTAAAAACAAATAATCATGGGAATTTTAACTAAATTAACAACTGTAGGATCTAGTTTAACTATTAACGACGGAAACACACCATTAACAAATCCATTAGCTAATGGATTAGCTTCAATTCATTCAAATGGCACAACTAATAATTCATATTCACTAAATGGATCTAATGCAAGTGCAATTGGTAACTTAGTATCACAATATCAAGATGGTATAACAAATCCTTTAAAAGCACCTTCAACTTTAGATTTAAATGGTGCTACCCCACCAAAATATTCAGATAACCTACCAGGATAGTTAATTATATAACATAATGGGATTACTTAATAGATTAACAACAAATAAAGACCAAACAGGAATAGGTTCTCCACTATCATATGATAATGGAAATACCCCACTTATTAACAAACTATCTACTAAACAATCACCCCTCCATTATAATGCAGCAGATGATGAACCAGGATACTCAGTAAATGGAACAGATGCTTCATATGTTAATTCCCTTTATCAAGGATATGAAGATGGAAAAAATACTCCTTTACCAGAACCTACTACTTTTGATTTATTAGATCCATTAACAGCAGACCCCCACTATAGACCAAAATATACACCAATACCTGGACAAAGATATTCTGATTTATATAATAAATTTTAAGTTATGGGTTCTTTTTTACAAAAACTTTTAACTAACCCTGGAGCTTTTAAATTCTATACAGGTAATCAAGAATATGGTGTTAGTCCTAATAACCAAAATCCAAGAACAATACCTTTTGGGCGTGATAGAGTTGGAGGAAAAGATAGTAATCAACCATATATTAAAAAAGGATTATTAAATGTTTCTTTAGATTCTACATTTTATAATGATTTTACAATTCGTGGTGGGATTTTAGCTCCATTAAATGCCCTTGAGGATGTTGCCCGTTTAACAAAATATTTTGCAGATATAAAAAATCCAAAAGGACTTTTATTTTTAGCTAAAGAAAATATTCTTTCTCGAATAGGAACAAAAACCGAAGCATCTAAAGGTGCTGGATATGGTGGAGGTGGTTTAAATGAAGGTGCATATACTCCCTTATCTACTATAGGACAAGCTTTGGTAGGATTTTCTGGAACACATTTAAATAAACAAGGACTTGACCCAACAGGCTTATACCCACAAACTAGTATTAATAGATATCAAGATGTAATTGCTCAAAACCAATTAGAGCGAGTTGAAGATAATTCATATGTAAATACTAACAGATTACTTCTTTTATCTAAACCTACAGAAACAGATTTTTTAAATCAAGCAGTATCGTTTTTTACTGGCATATTAGGAATTTCAGGAACCAACTATAAACCTACCGAGGATACTTTAATCCAATATGGAGGAGGCCCAGGTTCTGTTTTAGGTTTTGGATCAACTAAAATAAAATATGCTACAAAAAATAATGGTAATCCATTAACAGTATTTGATAGTAAAAATTCTAGTAATTTAGTAAATGCTAAAGGTGCACGTTATAAAACATGGGATTATTCTTTAATTAATTCTCAACGACTTAATTTAGATGGGAAGATTAATCAAGATTTTAGACAAACTATAATTGATATTTCTCCAGAAGGTGCGCCAACATTTTTATCACACTTTCCTGACTATGAAAATTTAAATATTGAAGATAACCTTAATTTAGGAAACCCAGGAAAAAGAAGTAGAACTAGATCAAGTTATACAAGGGGTTCTGATGGAGGGAAAGCATTAGATAAATTAAACGCCTCATATATCTATAAATCAAATGTTGATGATGGATATGAATCAGGTGGAACCTACTCAGATATAATACCATTCATTATTTCAATATTAAATAATGATACTCAAGTAGGAGGCTCATATAAAAAAAATATGCATTTTAGAGCATTTATAGATTCTTTTTCGGATTCATACGATGCAGATTGGTCATCTATAGAATATATGGGTAGAGCAGAAAAATTATATAAATATAAAGGTTTTGGAAGAAAAATATCAATGGCTTTTACAGTAGTAGCCCAATCTAGAGAAGAAATTACAGCAATGTATGATAAATTAAATTTTTTAGCTTCCTCTTTAGCACCTGAATATTTAGATAGTTTAACCTCTGGATATATGGCTGGAAATATTGCTTATATTACTTTAGGAGGATATATAAATGATCAACCCGGAATTATAAACTCACTAACTTTTGATATTCCTGAAGAATCTCCTTGGGAAATAGGGATTGATGATGATGGAGGACCTTTAGAGGTTGATGATGTTAGACAAGTCCCCCACATGATAAAAGTTACTGGATTTAATTTTACTCCTATCCATAAATTTAGACCAGAAAAACAAACATTTAAAAACGATACACTTGGTACAGATAGTACTCGTTTATTAAATACAGGAAAACAAAGATATGTAGATCAACTAAGACCTGAAAGCACAAATTATGATAAAGAAGCACTAAGTATAGATACACTATCCTTACCAACACTTCCACCTGGTATAATTCCTCTTCAAAATAATCAAAACACTCTTCAACAGGGAAATGGTGCATTTTCTGTAGCAAATCTTCCTAATCTCTTATTTTAATAAAATGTCAAGATACTCAAGAATTGGTATAATCTCAACACCCGAATCTCCTAAATTAAGGTATGTAAATGTTATTTACCCACAAATCCCCCTTGGTTCCCAAGATATTTATGTGTATACTACACAAGGTGATAGATATGATTCTTTAGCTTTAACATTCTATAAAGATTCAAGTTTATGGTGGATAATAAATCGTGCAAATCCTACTCAAGATTCTGCATCCTTATTTCCTTCAGTTGGAGCACAATTAAGAATACCCGCTCCTGTTCGGTTATCAAGCATAATATCACTTTATGAAAGATTAAATGGTATTACATAAAAAGTAAAAAATGGCAGTAATAGGTGAAGAGTTAGAAGGTTATGTAGTAAACCAAATTAATGCCCGTCAAACTTTACACGGTAGTGGAGTAGGCCATACTGGTACCCTTAGAACGGATCAACAAATAAATTTATTAAATTCAAACACCTCTTGGATAAAACTAGCATCTGGAGTTTCTGTAAGTGAAGCAAGGTTAAAAGATATTAATATAGACAATTCCGATCTAAAAGATATGGGATTAGCTAAAAATAACATATTATTTTCTGGTACCTCTAAACTTAAAACACAAACAGTAGAGGGAAAATCTTATACTCAATTAGAACAAAGAGAAGGATTTTTACCAAGAGATGATAACAGTTCATATACTTATGGTTCTTTTGGATTTTCTCCAATGCCTGGAATTATTAGTGCAGATATTAAAACTTTAACTAGAGGTTCACTTAAAAAAGCAACAGTTAAATTAACAGCAAACAATAAGCAACAATTTGATATTATTGATTTGCTTTATATGCGATTAGGATATACTGTTTTACTTGAATGGGGTAATAGTATTTATACTACTACTGGTTTTGATAAAGAAATTTTACGTAATACTTTAATTGAAGAAAAATTTTTTGAATCTGCTGGAAGTGATTCATATTTTACTTTTCTTGAGGATATTGAAAATAAAAGAGATAAATACAATGGTAATTACGATGCTTTATTGGGTAAAGTATCAAATTTTAATTGGTCATTTAATACTGATGGATCTTATGATATTGAATTAACTATAATTAGTTTAGGTGATGTTATTGAATCATTAAAATCAAATTTATCTGTTGATACAAAAACAAATAATTTTTTAAACACATTTAAAACAAACACCTCAGAAGTTGCAGCAGTAGACCCACCAGATCCTACAGTTGATGAAGAAAATACCAGTGCCGATATTATAACAGCAATGCTTGCTATATATAAATTTGTAAATAGAACCCAAGAAACAGGAACTAATGTTCAAATAATAGGAGCTGATGGAACACAACATGATGTAGGACTTTTATTAGATAATGACGACTCGGGAGATGGACAATATGTTGCATCTTCATCAACAGATTATGTACTTTCAAAAACTTTTAAAATCAAAGTATATTCAAATTCTAATGGTTTTAGGACAACTACTTATAATGGAACAGGAAGATATAAAGTTACTCAAACATTTAAATCAAATAATGATGAACTTGGAAAAAAAGAGGCAGTAGATGCAAAAAATGAATTCCAAAAAGCTACAAAAGAATTAACTATTGATCAATTTATAAAAGGAGGTAATGTAGGGAAGTTAACAATAACTCCACTTGAAGAACTTAAAGTAATACAACATATTGATAGAAGTGCACAAAGTTCTCCTTCACAGGATATTGATGTAACTAATAAAACAGATTTATATTCGGATGAAGATATTACTACAATTACACCATCCCCCTTAAAAGTAGAAAGAAAATCAGATACAACTACTATACCAAATCCCTTAGTTAACTTTGGATGGAATGATGCATTTAAACTTAAAATAAAAGACGCTCCACCTCATTATATTAGATTTGGAGCATTATTAGAATATATTTTAGCAAATGTTATTATAAAAATAAATAACACAAAAAAAGATCCTTTATTTGATATAGATATTAGTGAATGGGATACTTATATGTATTCTTTACCAAATCAAATATCATTAGATCCAAGAATATGTATCGTTCGTAATGATAATATAGAAGTAGGTCAAACTAATAAAACTCAAGCTTTTACTAAACTACAATATTTTAAAGTAGTAGATGCAGGGATTAGTAATGATAATGCTGCATTTACTTTAAATATTTATTTAAATTTTGATTTTGTATTAGAATGTTTAAAAGCAGATGAAAAAGGAAATGTTAGTGTATATGAATTAATTTCTAATATATGTACTGGATTAAATAGAGCACTGGGTGGAATAAATAACCTAGAACCGATAATAGATGAAACAGATAATACTCTTCGAATTATTGATACTACCCCTATCCCTGGACATTCGGCCGCAGCTAATTTTTCAAAATATAAACTCCAAATATATGGATATGATAAAGTAGTTAATGATTATATTTCTAATTTTGTTCGCAAAGTTGATTTAAAAACAGCTATAACTCCGGAATATGCTACCATGATTACGGTTGGATCAACAGCTGGAGGATATATTAAAGGAACAGAAGCAACAGCATTTTCTAAATGGAATACTGGTTTAACGGATCGATTTAAAGAAGAACTCCTACCACCAGATAAGATAAAAAACAATACTGACACAAATGAAGCTGCATTAAACTATGTAGACATTTTTTACTACCCAAAAGGAAGAGCTAATCGCTTTGGCATTAATGATTTTGGATCAGGTATGAAATTTTCTGATAATATTATAGAAAAAAATCTTTCTATAGTAACAGAATATTATAAATGGTTAATAGCATACTCATCCCCCGGTGATAAACTATCAGGGGGAACAGTTGGATTTATTCCTTTTAAATTAGGTTTAACTTTAGATGGTATTTCGGGAATAAAAATATATAACGTTTTACGCATTAACACTGAATTTTTACCAAAAGCATATGGTAAAACAGTTGACTTAATTGTAACAGGTGTCTCTCATAGATTAGATAATAATGATTGGGAAACCTCTATTGAATCTACTGTTATGCCAAAAACAGGAGATGCAGCTTTAGTAGTAATTACTGCAAAACAGGCTGCAACTATTACAAATAATGCTGCTACTAAAAATCCATCAGGTTATGGAGATGTCGTTGGTTGTGGAGCCCCTGAAAAATATGATGTATCAAAAATAACAAAAAACGATAAAGTAAATCAAACCCAGGCTAAAAAATTACTTAAAAAAGTAATTGCTAAAGTAATTGCAGATACAAATGGTGCTTCTAGAAGTGTATGTGCTGCATATGTTAAACGTATAGCTAAAAAATATTTTGAATATTATAATTTAGATCGCGCTGTTAATATTAATAAAATCCCATCATGGAGCCAATCTAAAGTTTCAGCTGGAGGATCTCATGCTAAAAATAAATCTACACATGATTGGTTAATTAAAGATTTAGGATATACAAGAATTATTCTTGGTAAAAATCTTTCTACCTCAGAAGCTAGATCTCTTATTGACTCAGTTACATATAATATTGGAGATATAATTTCTTATTGGGATCATAGTGGAAATACTAAAGGCCACCAAATATATGGCCATATCCAGATATATGAAGGTGATAATTCTTGGCGTTCTGATTTTAAACACTCTTCTTTTGTTTATAAGAGTTATACTGGATGTTGGGATATTATATATCTTCAAGCCCCAAACAAACCAGAACCAATATTAAATGAATAATGTACTATCCAAAATCCCAAATTAAACCAAATCTTTATACTAATGGAGGAGAATTTATACTTTCTACTACCAAAGAAGATTATAAAGGTGATTACTATAAAATTTCCTCAGGAAAATTATACTCAGGAAAAGATCCAACAGATAAACCTAATATCTTATTAATTAAACCTATAAATGTAACTCAACCTACAAACCCCACCAATGAAGTTCCTATTACTTATGCTTTAGATGTTGGAAAAGAAGAAAATAATATTTTATTTATATTAGATCCTAATGAATATTTTACTAATATTAATCAATCTACTCCACCTCCTATAAGATTTATCCCGTTATTTAACCCTACATTACCAACTGATCAAGATAAACAAAACGGACAATTTAATAGATATTTCTGTAAAAAAACAAATGAATTAAAATATTTAGAAATAGATAAAGAAACACACACTAAATTACAAGCTAAAGATCCACAAATAGCCTGGGATTTATATGAACCTGCTTCTTTATTATGGGTAATTAAAGGAAATCAAGAAACAGTATTTAATACAAATAAAACATCTGTTTTTAAAATTGAACAAAATCAAAGATGGAATGGATTTTCTCAATACTTTAAAGAAAATTATTCAAAATATTACTTGGAATTGTAAAATATAGTTTGTATCTTTAAAGCATGTACTGGCTTATAGAAGATATTGAACATATAGAAACAATTTGTCGCACTAAGCATCAAGTAGCTTATATCGATATAATCCCATGTTCACATACACTTCACCCTGTTGAAAACAGTATATGTGCTATTTATTTCCGTTTTGAAAACGACAATAAAGGATACATTATTTCGGTAAACCATAGCGAAACAATAAACTTTGATTTAGAGACAGTAGAGAGAGTATTAAACAGTATAGAAAAAATCAATGTAAGAGATAAAAAAGAATTTTTACATTATTTCTGTCTCAAGCATGTTTACCAACCACCCCCTACCCCTCATCCGTATATACCTCAATTAACACCTGCTCATAACCATATTTACAATAAACATTTAAATATACAGGATTTAAACATAATAGTGCCGATTGTAAAACACTATGAAGTATGTGAACAAAATTATTTAAACTTTAAAGAAGATATAAACCCGTTTTACAATAAAGCAGCAACCGTATTTGCTCAACTCGAGCAAGCGGGTATAAAAATAGATCAAACTAAATTCGAGCAGTACTTCAATAAAGAGGTAAACGAGTTTATATACACGCAATATAACCTAAATACACTAACCACAAGACCCTCCAACGCATTTGGAGGAATTAATTTTTCAGCTTTAAATAAAGACAATGGAGAAAGAGAATGTTTTATACCGCGTAATGACCTTTTTATTGAAATGGACATTAGTGCTTATCACCCTAGCATTATTGCCAATTTACTTAATTACACTTTCGATAGTGGTGATGTCCATGGCTCTTTTGCTAAAATGTATGGAGTGGATTACGCCAAAGCAAAAGAAATCACGTTTAAACAAATTTATGGAGGAGTTTGGAAAGAATATCAAGAACTCCCATTTTTTAAAAAAGTAATAGCGTATACTGATGATTTATGGGATACATTTAATTATGGAGGATACATTGAATGTCCAATTTCAAAACATAAATTTGTAAAAAGTGAAATGGAAAATATGAATCCACAAAAACTTTTAAATTACTTACTTCAGAACTTGGAAACCGCAAATAATATTTGTATACTATATGAAATATTTAAAATATTACGAGGGAAAAATACTAAACTCGTATTATATGTTTACGATTCATTTTTATTTGATTTTGATGAAAATGAAAAAGACGTAATAGAACAAATATCTAAAATAATAAATGGTAAAAATTTTCAATTTAAAATTAAAACCGGCACAAACTACAACAATATAAAATAAGTTATGTACAATATTCTTGAACAACCCACCAATATGTATGATCAATATGACTACAATGTCACATTTGATTCATTACTTATGAACAATAGGTTGTTTTGCACTTTTTCCCCATTAGATGATTTAGATTCATTAATAAGTGGACTTACATCACGTTATACAATAATGTATAACAAAATGTTTGTGTTGCATATTAAAAGCAACAATGAGTATGTTGTAACATACAATGTAGATCAGGGAAATATAAACGACATTCCAGACAATACAATTTTAGTACATAGAAAAAAAGATTCCAACACACTCTATACAATTAATGCATTAAATGAATTAATTAAAAAATTGAATGGTGGAGCAGTAGATACAAATTACCCAGTGAATTGGCAACATTATAGAAATTGTATATTGTTAACCCAACACAATGAAATTAAGCAACTTAATACAAAGATTTTCAAGATCATTGAATTATAGTTGGCTTAGCAAATAAAGGTTATTATATTTAGTTGTAAACAATAAAAAATAGTTATATATGAATCTAGATGCAATCAAGAAAAAACTTGAATCGATGCAATCCAAACCAACAGGGGGAGGTGCAAACAATCAAACCAAGCGATTTAAACCGCAAATTGGTAAACAAACGGTACGTGTTGTTCCGTTCAAATACAACAAAGAATTTCCATTCACGGAAATGAAATTTTACTATGGAATTGGTAGTAAAAAAGTAATTGCTTCTCCTTTAAATTGGGGTGAGAAAGATCCAATTGCTGAATTTGCAAAACAACTTCGTGGTACAAATGACAAGGAAAATTGGAGATTGGCTAAGAAATTAGACCCTAAAAACCGGATTTTTGCTCCTGTAATTGTACGTGGTGAAGAGTCAGAAGGAGTTCAAATGTGGGAATTTGGTAAAGAAATTTACGAAGCATTTTTACAAATGGCCGCAGATGAAGAAGTAGGTGATTTTACAGACATTATGATGGGACGTGACATTAAGTTAGTTACAGTTGGACCTGATTCTACAGGAACAGTTTATAACAAAACTACAATTACACCTTCTATGAAAACATCACCATTAACTGAAGATGAAAAATCTTTAGAATTGTGGTTAGAGGATCAAGTTAATCCAAAAGAATCTTACAAAATGCTTCCATTTGATGAAATCAAAACAGCACTTGCAGAATGGTTAAATCCTGAAGAGGAAGAATTCATTCCTGCTGATGGAAAATTAACAGTAGAGGAAAAACCACAATCAAATTATAGTTTAACTACAAAACCAGAATCTAAAAAATCTAAAGCAGATAATTTTGATGCTTTATTTGAAGAAGATGATGATTTGCCATTTTAATTTATATTAAAATATGGCAAAAACACAACCAACTAGAAAATCGCTAACTGAAGCGGCGGATAAAGAATTAAAATCCGCCTTTAGTTTAGACAAATTTAAAGCAAATAAAGGTTTAGCATCTAATGTTAAATTTAAAGAACAAAAGTGGATACCATTTTCACCAGCGTTACAAGAAGCTTTATCTATTCCTGGAATTCCTTTAGGCCATAATTCAATGGTTAGAGGAAAAAGTAACACAGGAAAATCTACTATGACCATTGAAATAGCAGTTAATGCTCAAAAAATGGGAATATTACCTGTATTAATCATCACTGAGATGAAACACGATTGGAACCACTGGAAAACAATGGGGTTTGAAATCGATGATGTAGTTGATACAGATACTGGAGAAATAGTAGATCAAACAGGATTCTTTATTTACAGAGATAGAAGCTCTTTAAACTCAATTGAAGATATTGCTGCATTTATGATTGATTTATTAAATGAACAAAAGAAAGGTAATCTACCATATGACCTA